GGCATCCGATACAAAGACAAATACTGAAAGTGTAAAAAGAGATACTGACGATTCGTTTAAGGAAGTAACCAAAACCTCTAAATCTGAGTGGAAAGAATCTTATGGGGCAGTGAAAGACGCTCTGGAAGATATGCAAAGAGATACGTTGGAAGCCATGAAAAATATCATGGGATATATTCAGTCATATTGGGAATCAGTAGTTATTGATACCAATTTAACTTGGGAGACGATGAGCCGAAAAGTTGACAAAGAATTATCAAACATGGCAGGTAGTGCGGATATCTACGGAAAGCAAATGGCGGACAATCTTGTTAGAGCTATCGGTGGAGCTGAAACCTCTATTATAAGAAGTTTAAATAACATAATATCTAGAGTGAACGGCATGGTTGGCAACATTAATAATTCTATTGCCGGAATCGAAAGCGGATTTACATTCTCTTATAATGTACAACTTCCAAACGGTGGGCGTAGATTTGGAAATTATCATTTGACGTTGCCACGTGTTAATACAGTTCCGTATCTGGCCAGTGGTGCAGTTATTCCACCAAGGTCAGAATTCCTTGCGGTATTAGGCGACCAGAAGAAAGGTAATAACTTGGAAACGCCGGAAAGCCTGTTGCGTCAGATCGTCCGGGAAGAGTCAGGGAAAGGACAGGGAGACGGAAATACCTATAATGTTACAGTTAATGCGTCCGGCAGAAAATTACTGGATATTATTATCAGTGAAGCTGAAATGAGGAGACGCAGAAACGGGAAAAACCCATTTGAGTTAGCATAAAGAAAAATGGAGCACAGGAACAACTTAAAGCGGAGCAAAGAAAGGAAGAAATTATGCGAACCAGAGAAGCAACTTATACAGATTATGGGTTTAAAAAGGGAGAGGAAAAACAGCTGAAGCAGTATTGTCTGGATCTGGAACTGCCGGACAAGCTTCTGCTGTTACAATGTGCGCATGAATGCAATCCTATGGTTGAAGATGATCTCTTCTACAGTATATCCAAGGGCGTGGCATTTCAGGTCCTTGCCAGAAAAGGGATTGATCAGAATTACAAATGCCATGCAGATGTTTATGGATATAAACGAAAAACACTGGCATTATTCAGATCTGCACTACAGGCATGCGGAAGATATCCATTTTAGCAATAGAATGGAAAATTAGGTGAAAATATTACGGTACTGTAAGGATATGGGGCTGTATATAATACGCGCGAATGGATAACGAAGCGTGAGGAAATCGTGAAGAATCAGCATTATGGTGGAAAATGATGGTGTTTTAGCATATATAGCTGAAAAGCAATAACATATTTACTCATGGTTGTTGAGAAATGTTGAGATTTTTTATATGTAGCCCCATAACAATACAGTTATTTCCAAGATAGAACTTGAAAAAACTTGAAGTATTGGCTTATATAGCTCGGAAAATAATTGCAGAGCGGAAAGGAGCGTTGTTATAGACGATTTAGTATATCTTAAAAATGAACAGGCAGTATGTGATAGTTTACAGGTAGCGGAGAAATTTGGAAAAAGGCATTCAGATGTCATTAGAGCAATAGAGAATTTATTGGCAAATGACTCAACGCAAAATTGCGTTCAGTGCATCAAGCCATCTAAGTATAAAGATGCTTCCGGAAAATATAATAAAAAGTATTTGTTGAATAAAGATGGCTTTGTGTTCCTGGCATTTGGTTTTACTGGAAAAGAAGCGGATGCCTGGAAATGGAAGTATATTGATGCGTTCAATCGGATGGAAAGACTTGTTTATGAAAAGAATACTGCTGCTTATCAGATAGCAGATCAGGAAGAGAGAACCACCAGAAGAGCAGAGACGGATGTTATCAAGGAATTTGTGGAATATGCCAGAGCGCAGGGAAGCACTCACGCAGATCACTATTACAGCAATTATACCAGACTGGCATATAAGAGTGTAGGAATCACTGACAAGACAACTGCTGCTGGAAGTCAGTTAGATGATCTGTCATTGGTGGAACATCTGATAGCGCATACTTTAAGAACTGGCATGGCAGCAGGACGTAATTACAAAGATATTTACCAGGACTGCAAGAATCGGCTGGAAGCTATGCGGTATTTACAGTGTACGGCGTGAAATGTTTTATTTGCCCAGAGTACAGGCATAAAACAAGGCGAAAATGGATGGAAACAGTGCAAGGGTATATTTGTATAGGGTAAGGTAGAATAAAGAGAAATAGACGATTATTATAAAGAAATGAAAGGTGTGGAAAGCATAAAGGAAATGCTGAGAAGGATCCCAATAAATTGAATAGGCGAAGCGGCAGCAGATGAGAGTGTGGGCAAATGGAAATTGACAAATTCTGGGGACTGGCATATAATATACTTATCAAGACAGCCAGTAAGGGAAGTCAAGGTTCCCCGTCCTGGCAAGATATATGTATAAGACGTAGCCGCCTATTCTTTACCAGAGAGCAGGGCGGCTATTTCTTATGTGTGTATGTAAGGATAGATACAATTAAGCTGGCTGTTGTCAGAATTATCATAAATATCTCGTAATCGCTCATAAGCATCCCCTCCTGTCAAGGCTCAGGATCAGGGGAACCACAGCCGCTCTACTGGCTGCCTGGATAAATATACTATATTCAGTTTTAGCTTATTGAAATCCCATGTTTTATTGCCTGCTCTTTGAGTTTGAGAAAATTTGGGGTTTGAGCATTTTTCATTCTACGATATCCGCCGAATGATTTTGGAGCAATTTCAGGAAGCTCATAAAATATATGGTAATATTCAATTTCATCTAAATCCTTTTGCTTTTCTTTCTGTAATTGTTCAAGATGTTCTAAATAATTCTTTTTTTCTTCAGCAGTACGATCGTCTTTAAAAGGTCGTTGACTGGATTTTATAGCATTTACATCATTTCCATTTTTGTCGAAAATAGTATCGTTCTTTCCGGTATAAAAGAAGACAGAAAAACTGTGAGCACATCCATTATGAACTTTTCCTGTTTCACGTATTACATCCGGCAATTTAGGAAAGATTTTGCTTTTTCCTGATATACTATATACTCGTCCTTGTAATTTATTACATTCTTCACAACAAGCGAGATGGGCGCTCATGGAAATGTAATCAGTATTATATTTTCGGCAATCGGAAAGTAATTTGTCCATCACATCTTTTGCCCGATTATAAAAAGAAAAAGAATTATGGCATACTCTTAGTGTTTTTAAATAGGATTGCACAATTGCTTTATATTTTGCCGATTCTTCAAAGTGCCCCTCTTTTAGGAGGAGATGTGAATATATTAAAAAATCTTTTTCCTGATATCCATTATCAGCTGCACCCATAAAAAGATGAATTCGCTCCAAGATAGAATCAGATTCTTCGAGGAGTCCTTTCCTACGGAGATTACCAGCTTTCATTCGCAATACATATTCTAAGCTTCCGGTAATGCCGTATCCATGCATAATGTCAATGTTTGTAAAAGTAGGTATGGGAATACGGTTTAAATCTTTCGAACTTTCCAGATCGTATTTTACCCCATCTGAAACCAGATATCTGGCATCGTACCAGCTTTCTTTATCGGTGGGATATACTTTGTACATCTCTCCGTTTTTGAAATAGATGGTTTGAGCATCAGGAACATCATCGGATGATGAATTGAAAACACTTTTAATTTTATTGAAAAGGCTCATGGAATCCTCCTATACAAATAGAATAGTAAAATATCAGGTATTGTTTTATTTTTTTACGATGGAAAGGCGGTAGGTGACGTGATGATCTTCAGATGGTGGATTCTGAAAGACTTCCTCATCAATCTCCAGATTTGTCCAGTCATTTGTATGAATTACGCCGTCAATCAATTCTACCCGGATAAAATCAGGCAGATTCATAATATCGTCATAGGTATAAAGACGTTTTGCCATGAGAGCACATCCCTTCATGAATAATAGTAGTTATGCGTTGTCGCGTTCCATCCGCTCATCAACTGCTTTTTTGATATAACCGTTTACGGATTCTCCGGCAGCAGTCGCAGCGGCTTTGATTTCTTCGTATTTTTCCTTTTGGACATCTAAAGGAATACGTTTGAGATTTTTTTTAGCATAATTATACATACTTTCTTTTCTTTTGTCGCTGATAGCCATTAATAACCTCTTTTCTGGGAAAGGGAATAAATAAAAGACATACTTTCCCCATTTTCTTAAATTATAGCATATATTTCAAGATATGTACATATACAAAATAAATGAAAAGATATGTACATAATTAGCAATAATGCCAATTGAAAGATATGTACATATCCAATATAATATAATCAGTTCAAGGGAACAGACAATAGCGAAGAGTGAAAATGAAGTGATTGTAAGATGTACCAAAGACACTAACATAACACCGGGCAAGGGTAAGGGGATAATGAGACGGTCGAGAAACCTTAGATAGCTTTAAGACCTGCCGGGGCTGTTGGGAATTCCGATAAAAGGAGGGATAAGAACATGAAGTACAACTTATCAAAGATCATGTTGAAAGCATGGAAAGTTTACCGCAAGACAAAGAATATCAGCTTTGCAGAAGCATTTCACAGAGCATGGTTATCTGCAAAGGCAGAAGAAATCAATGCAAA